TGTTGTCGCTCAAAGACAGACGCAAGATTATAAGATTATGCATTATCGTGTCACTCGAGATATGATTATCGACTTTTCTGAATGGCCGTCTCGGCACTTGCCAATCCTATTCGTAGATGGTGATTCGTATTACATCGATGGAAAGCAGTACACCAAGTCTTTCATCCACGAAGCTCGAGACGCTCAAAAATGTGTCAATTATTTTAATTCTGAAATTGCTGCAGAAATAAAGAATCGCCGCCGTGAACAGTGGCTGGGAACGCCTGACAACATCATCGGTTATGAGCAAGACTGGCGTAATCCCGAGCTGCAGATTGGAATCTTACGGGCTAAGCCGGACCCCAAGACTGGACAGATGCCATCAAAGCAGGCGCCATGGGACTTGTCGGCTCAGCTGATAACCAATGCGCAACGTGCTACACAGGACATCAAAGAAATCATCGGTGTATCTGAAAGCGAGCAAGTAGAGGGGCGCGACATCTCTGGTAAAGCCAGGCTTGAGCGCAAACTTGAAAGTGGGATGTCTGCCTACGTTTTTATGGACAACTTGAATCAGGCAATAGAGCAATCAGGGCGCATCGTTAATGACTTGCTGCCTTATGTCATCGGCCAAGACCCTCGCACGATGACGCTGTCTAAGCAGGACGGCAGAACAGAGCCGGTGACTATGAACCAACAAATGCCGGATGGAAAAACAAACAATCAACTGGATAAAGAAGATTATGATATTGAGATTGACGCGGGTCCGAGTTTTGCGGCGCAGAAAGATGTCAGTTTGCAGTTTTTCCAGGAGACTGTTGCTGCTAATCCGCAAGTATTTAATCTCATTGCGGACCTATGGGCTGAAAATCTTGACATCACTAATATGCAGCAAGTTAAAGACAGACTTGAGAACTTGGTCCCTCCGGAAATCCTTGCTAAAGAACGCGGTCAGCAGCCCCCTCCGAAACAACCAAATCCCCAAGAGATGATGGCTCAACAGCAGATGCAAATGCAACAGCAAGAAATGCAAATGAAGGCTCAACAGCTGAAGATGAATGAGCAAAAAATGCAGCTTGAGGCGCAACAATTGTCAGATAGAGCGGATGCTTTGAGGCTTCAGCAGCAAAAACATCAGTTAGAACAGGCAGAATTGGTTCTTCATGCCCATAAATTGCAACATGACAGAAGTTCTGGGCAGCAAAAGAATGAAGTTGCGATGAATAAAGCTGAGATGGATTATAACGCTAAGATAGCTTCCTTAATGACAGATTTGCATAAACACCATACCCAGGGGCATGAAGGTAGATCTAAGGAAAAGGAATCTAAATCTGAAGCATAAATTTAAGTAAAATTTAAGCCAAAGCGTGCACCATCTCTTAACACCTCTACAACGGCTTTAGCATGATTGTTGGCTTTATCTATATTGTCACAGATAGCATCTAAGCCAAACAAGAATATGCGTTCAATGATAATTTCTTCTGAAGTTTTGTTTTTACCATCAGTATCATCAAAGCTTGCACATAGAAAAAAGGCTTTACTTAACATTCTAGAGCCCTCTTTAGTCAACTTTATATCTATCTTTACTACTTTACTCATCTTTCTACCTAATGATACAAAATTATCGAAAGTCATTATAACCGTGACACTTAAAATTTAAAATAAGGATTGGCCTTTATAGTCCTATCTACAATGTCATGCCCCTTATTGTGCCCGCTAATAAGCATGGAAAAGCCTAGTCTTAATGCTGCCTCATATACTTTATCTTCGCATATTTCTTTGTCTTCAAATATTTTAACTACCTTATTTAGCATATCCACATCTTTCTTCGAAAACTTAAATGTCTGGGTTTTGAATGTATATTCAACATATTCCGATGTATTGTTGCAGGGAGTCAATGCTTTCATGATTTCTTCTTTTTTGTATCTTATCTTTCCCTGGATTTTAATATAAGGAAATCCATCTCCTTTCCATCTAGCCTGCTCTAAAGTCTTAGGAGACATGTCTAATATTAAGGCTATCTCTTTTTGGTTCCACAGGGATGAATCTGGAGATTCCGCCCATCTTTTGGTTAGCTCAAGTTTTGACTCAATCATTCTAGTGCTCCATAGAAATAAAAAGAAGGATTATATCAGTCAAGGGGGCTAATTACCCATTTTTTATAGAAACTAGCCCTTAACTCCAACTTGTAAGAAATCCTTACAAGTTCACCGGGCCGGAATTTCCGACTAGCTGGGGAAAACCCAGATAACGTAGGAAACCCAGACTGCGCTATCTGGGTTCTAAATCCTGTACAATATTGCCAAAAAATTACCCAGAAATTCCGAAATATCCGGAAATTCGGCAAAAGTCTTGTAATTACAGATTTTCTTTTGCAATTACAAACATTCTACCCAAAAGTGTGCTAGGACTTTTCTGGCAAATTGCTAGGAAAATCCTGCGGTATATGGGTGGGGATAATGGCCCTATGGGGTACCCATATATTTCAAAGATTAATCGTCGACTAATCGTCGAGTAGTCGTCGACTAGACGTTGACTAGTCGTCTAGTAGACGGCGCAATGCGCCATTAGATGGAGCATTGCGCCATTAGATGGAGCATTGCGCCATTCATAAGATGATTCATCAATATGTTCATAAGCATTCACGAATATGTTCACTAATATAGAAAATCTACAAAAAGACCAGATATGGCCCTTAAAATCGTCGAAAAATGGTCTAAACTCTGAGTAACGGTTACAGGATGTTTCCGGGGCGAACAAAGCGCCGATTACTTTGGGGCAATAGCCAAGTGGAGAGATTATGGACGATCAAGCTCAAGATATGAGTCAGGGAATGGAAGAACAGAATGCAATGGTCCCGCCTGACACCGACGGGGCGTCTGACGGTGGAGAGGAAGCCTCCGAAGGACAAGGCCAGCAAAATAGCGACCCACTTTATGTGCAGAAGAGACTTAAGCAACAGAAGAGGGCTCATGAAAGGGAAATTCGTGAATTACATTCAAGGATGAATGAAATGCACGCTATGATTCAGGGTCAAAACCAAAGCCAAAGTTCTAATCAGTATGCCGCTCCAAGCGGTGTAGATGAGCAAATCCACAAGGCGGTCGGCTTCGCGCTCGAGCACAGGGATAGGCAAGAGCAACAAGCTAAACATCAGCAAAATATGCAGTATTTAGCCGAAAAATATAAAAATCTAGATAAGCATCTAGATAGTGGTTCGGATAAATACGATGATTTTGATGATGTAGTCCGGGGAAATAGCGTCCCATACACTGAAACGATGCGCGATATGGCGTTAACGTTACCAGCCAAAGGACCCGGAAGTGCTGCTGAGGTCTTATATCGATTAGGGAAAAATCCCGATGAGTTTGCACGCGTAAAGAAACTCCACCCTCTAGACCAGGCTGCCGAAATGGTACGTCTGTCACATGCTTTACTCGCTGGTGAGCCCAATAAAGCTCCCGCGCAGAGCCGAGATATCGGTCAAATTAAGAGTAATCCCGTCAGGAATAATGGCGGAATTACTGAAAAAACTAGTATTAGCGACATAAGGCAAAGGATGAAGTCTGGACTTTTTAAATAACCTTTAGAAGGTCTGGCTAGATATTTTTCAAGGATGGAGAATACAATGGCTAACCAATTTATTACTACCCAATTGGTATCAAACACAGCCCTAAGTATGTTTGCTACCAACGCACCGTTCATAATGACTGGAAGTAGAATTTATCAGGACGATTTTAATGATTCTGGCTATAAAATCGGTGATACCTTACAGGTTAGACGACAAAACAATTTCGTAATCGGTGATGGTTCTACAGCTGTCCCGCAAAGCATCATTGAGACCGTAGAAACGATCACAGTTGCGCATCAATACAATGCGTTGATCACTTATACGATTCAAGATTTGTCTTTGCGAATCGAAGATTTCAGCCGCATGTTCATCCAGCCTGCGATTCAAAATATTATCTCTAAGATGGAACATGATATTTGCTCCGCTGCTGAACAAGAATTGTATTTGTTTACTGGTACAGCCGGGACACCCATCAATTCTTTTTCCACCGTCGATCTCGCCGGAGCCCATTTGCTTGAAATGGGGGTCAATATTTCGTCAGATGCATATCTTGCAATGACAGTTCGTGACGGAAGTTCGTTGAAATCGGCTCTTTTAAACAACTTTACTCCTGTTTTCAACGAAGATATCGTTCGTCAATCAGCTATTGGACATTTGTCATACTTTGACATCTTCCAATCCCAGAACATTGTTCAACACATCGCTGGTGCTGGCCCTACCACCTATCCAGGCGACGTGTTGACTGTGAATGGGGCCGTTTCTTCAGGGAACACGCTTGTACTCGCGGGCGCTACAGACTCAATCACCAATTACTTCCTGCCGGGTGATTTGATCTCTATCGCTAGCGTTTCAAGCGTTAATCCATTAAGCCTACAGTCAACTGGTCAAAACATGCAGTTTGTCGTTACTGCGCCAGTCTCATCTACTAGCGGGGGCGCTTTGACGCTTACAGTAAATCCCACCATTGTAAGCGCCACTTCAAGCCCACTACAAAACGTCAGCAACCCAGTTCCTAATGGCGCTGCTGTCACTGTAGTGCCGAACTACAACGTGAACGTAGCTTACCCATCTAGAGCCTTAGACATCGTTTGTCCGCCGCTCTACAAGCTCCAAGTGCCTTACTCGAGCATTGCAATTGACCCAGAAACTGGCCTATCTCTTGCAGTAACTCAGACGGGGGACATTCTTGGTTACCAAAACTTTATGAGGTTAGACATTTTGTGCGGCTTCCAATGGCATCCACAGTACGCCACCAAGTTGCTGTCATGATCGACGAAGATCCAAGAACGATACTGAACTGCGCTTATCATGCGACTAGTAAGATGCGGGTCGTATCGTTCGGGGAGCTTCAACGCCTTCTGGCAACAGGGGAATGGTTTGACCACCCAAGTTTAAAAAATACACAGGAGATACCGAATCATGATGAGAGACAGATACGACGGCGCACCAGGAAAGGACGCAGCAATAGCGAACACGAGACAGAAGCGGTTTGAAGCTGAACACAGTTCAAGTAATGCTTTTGTGAAAAAGGTTCAGGCAGCTCAGTCTAAAAACGCAGGAAGACCTCCGGTTCTAAAGGCTGATGCCATGGAGTTTGATGCGTACATGTGCAACAACGGCATGCATGCTCAAGAATTGGCCAGAGAAATGACTAAAGGTCTAGATAAGGTAGCGTTTCCGGTCAAATAATGCCATGGAGCAAGTGAATGCCACAAAACATCCGGACGGTAAATAATGTCATTGTGAACTCCCTTTATCTATTGGGAGAACTTGGCGTTAATGAAACTCCGGATGCTTATATGTTGACTACTGGTTTAGATTTATTGAATGAATTGCTGGATAAATTTTCTTCAGACAGTATTTACATTCCATATCTAACGACTTTACAGTCTCAGTTTATTGTCGGGAAGCATACATATTCTATTTCTGACATTATTATTGGCACGGACATTGTTGCCGATAGAGTAGTTGATTTAAGTTTTGCTAATTACGTGGTTCCTGGAACTGGAATTAATCAAAATTACAATCCAATTACGACTGAATTTACTGCATCTAATGTTACAAATTATATCACCGTAAGCTCTACAGTGGCGTTTCCCACTGGGACTCCTGTAACCATACAATCATACGGAACAATGCCTCCTCCGTTGGTTGCAGGAGTCACTTATTACACAATCTTTATTGATTCTGTAAACCTTATGCTGGCTTACACAGAACAGCAAGCACTGATTGGCATCCCCATAACTCTGACCGGAGCTGGGATCCCCATTAATACACTGACCACTTATCAGGGAGATTTCAACACCCAGCAGACTTCGTTAGTTTATCCCCTCAGAATTATTAACAAAGCGGAGTATTGGAATGTTGTGCGCCAGACAAATCTATTGGCTAGACCAGGATTTATCTTTTTAAATAAACAGGCAACCGAAAGCTTTATCACTGTTTACCCCGTCCCTGACCAGCCTTACCCTTTCTCTCTGCAAGTAAAAGTAATGATTAATTCATTAGGGGACCAAGATACTTTAGGTGAGTTGCCCCCATATTATTATGGTTTCCTTAAGTATGCTTTGGCTCGTAAGTTCCTGGCGTATTATCCGTCCGGAAATTGGCCCCAGCAAAATGAAGATGAGTACCAAGATTATTATATGAATCTCAAAAATTCTAATGAAACAGATTTGACCATTCGTCCTTCCGTTACGCTCACCGCGCCAGAACCTTTCTACTGGCCGAACATATTGAGCTACTGATGACAGAGTCCGTAGATTTCCCAATCGTTGGAAGCTACAACAATCAGCGTGTGCATCCGCTAGATGCAGAGCGCACTCTTAATATGTTCGAATATAGAGATCCATCTGGTAAAAAACCTAGAGCGCTTATTAATACTTCCGGATTAATAAATACCAATACATTATTTCCTTTAGGTGGAGTATTTAGGGCGCAGTTCGTTTTCGGCGGATTTATGTACTGTGTTGTTGGTGGAACTATTTATAGAGTTGACCAGTTTTTGCATGTAGTTCCATTGGGAAATATGAATACGTTGACTGGGTATGTTGGTGTTGATGCTAATACTTTCCAAGTCATATTTGTTGATGGAAAGAACGGTTATATCTGGGATGTAAAACAAAATAATATTTTAGTCACTATATCTGATGAAAATTTTCCCACTACTCCTATTGATGTCGCTTATTTGGATGGGTTCTTTGTGGTTGCTAATGGTGGAACCAACACTTTTCAGCTGTCCATGTTCAATCAAGGCCTCGTTTGGGGACCTAATACGCAGACTTTTACTGTTGCCCATACGGCTAATCCTACTTTTTTGACGCTAACTGGAACCACCCAAGATTATAGGACTGGAGTGCCGTTTAGCATCTCAGTAAGTTCCGGAGGTACATTTCCAACAGTGTCTACTACCCCGGCATTGTCTTCAGCTGCGACTTATTTCGCTATTACTCTTTATACAGGCCCTCCAGGACCAACTACCATTGATGGAAAGAATATTGCATTCGCCAGGACTGCTGCAGATGCCTATGCTGGCAACGCTATAGTGTTGACTGGAGACGGAACTGGCACATTCACAATAACTAGTAATGGTGTGACTCAACTGGGCTCAATCACCTCCCAGCCTGGGAATATTGTGGCTTGCAGGACTCTCCATCGTAGGCTTTTTCTGTTCTCTGCAAACTATACTGAAGTTTGGGAAAATGCTGGTGCTGCTGGAAGCTTGCCGTTTCGTAGAAATAACAACTATCTTATAGAGTATGGGACTCCTGCTATAAACAGCATTTCGGTGGGTTTTGATAGGATGTTTTTCCTATCTCAAGACCAGGACGGCCAGGGAGCAGTGATGGAAGTGACTGGGTTCCAAGCGGTCCCAGTCAGTAATCGAGCGCTAGAATATACTCTTGCTCAGTATGCTGCAGCCGGTGCTATAGCAGACTGCTGTGGGTTCTTGGTTAAAGAAAATGGCTTAATTTTTTATAGAATGAATTTCACTGCAGCAAATCATACTTTTGTTTACAATTCCACCATGAGCGCTGAGGGTGAAGAAGATAAACTGTGGCATGAGGAGGAGACTATTCAGGATGGAAGACATCCAGCTCAAACTCATGCCTATCTCAATGGTATTAATTACGTTGGCAGCTATAACTCGGCCGCACTATATCAGCTAGATAGTATGACGTTTACTAATGATTTGGACCCAATCCGTAGAATGAGGATAACTAAACCTGTCGTTCCCCCCGGTTATCAACGAATCAGAGTAGACAGATTGCAAATAGACATTGTTCAGGGTAGTAAATTCATTGATGAAGATGGAACATTGCCTATTTATCTGCTTACCCAGAATAATTCAGAGATATTAACGCAATCTAATATCCCAATTTTGCTTCAACAGCGCGCTACGAATTACCTTGTTCTAGAAGATCCAGTTATGTATCTTTCAGTTTCCAAGAATGGCGGTCAGTCTTATGGGTATAAAACCCCCGCTCCCATTGGAGCTGTAGGGCAGCTTGCTTTCAGAACGTTATGGAGAAAGCTAGGAACTATCCCTCGAGGACAGGCTTTTGTAGCAAAATTTGAATTTTATCAGGAAGTCCCGTTTATCATACTGGGCGCTTCTTGGTGTATGGAGACTTTACCAGAATAATGGCACAGGACCTGGACCAATTCCCACTTTACGACCCGATTACCAAGCGTAATACGGATGAACTGTCTCAAATATGGTCTACAGCCTTAGCTTCATTTTATCTAAACTTGATAGGTTATTTAACGCAGTACGGAATATTATTGCCACAGGTGACCAATGCGCAAATCAAGCAAGTACAGGCTCCACAGGATGGCCAAATTCTATTTAACACTTCAACGGGCGACGCACAATACTACAATAACGGGGGATGGACGCCATTACAGAATCAATTTGGGGTATTACTACCGTCTTTTACCAATACACAGGAGACAGCAATAGCTAATCCTCAGTTAGGGCAAATGATATATAATAGTGACATGACCACCGTTCGTTACTATAACGGTTCATGGACATCAGTATAAGGATATAAATTATGGATTGGCAATCTTTTTTTAACAACATTACGCAGAACCAGCCGACAAATTATGGGGGCGGCAATAATAATAATAATAATTCCAACAATAATTCCAACAATAATTCTTTTGCTGGAGGAGGCGCTTCTGATTTATCAAAATTATTGAGGGGGATTTTTGGAAATGCCGGAGGCGCATATGATGACGCGGCGAAAGAATATCAGAAATATTCTAATCAAGCTACGGATGTGAATAAGCCTTTTTATAATGCTGGGACATCAGCCGTTCCTCAATATCAAGATTGGCTTAATAAAATGAAAGATCCATCTCAATTTATCAATGGATTGATGTCTAATTATAATGAATCTCCATATGCCCATAATCTACAACAACAGTCTACGATGGACGCACAAAATGCTGCGTCTGCGGCAGGATTGAGCGGCTCTACTCCTCTAATTAATCAAATACAGAAAAATTCAGGAAATATAGCCAATTCAGATATGCAGGATTGGTTGTCAAAAGTTTTAGGAGCTAATACGGAATATGGCTCTGGCGTCAATAATCAAATTAATACAGGACAACATGCTTCTGATAATATGACGGAAATTTTAAAGAAATTAGCAGAAGTTATGGGAGGAGCAAAATATAACTCAGCAAATGCAAATAGTAATAGCATGTGGGATGCTGTTGCCGGAGGCTCCGGATTATTTTCAAGCGCTGCTAAAGATGGAATGTTCGGATAAGGATTGCATATGGCAACATTTTATGACCTAAATACTGACAATGAAGGTCCTGTAAATAGGGCGTTTAGAGAACGTAATTCCCTAGAAAAGCAACAGTTAGAGAATAAATATTATGGTCCTACTCAGATGGCAGAGATTGCTTCAAAAAACACTTATGCTAAGCTTTTAGAACCTCAGATATTATCTCAATTCTTGTCTAATCCTCAGGTGTGGCAAAATACTCCTAGAGAACAATTACAGGCTATGACTCAGAGATTGAGCAATTCTTTAATGAATCCTCCGACTCTAGAGCAATTATCTGGAATGAAAAAAGAAGGTCCAGGACTATTAACCCAACTACTTAATAAAATGTCTGGGCATGAATCAGCTGCACAGCAACAACCACAAAATGGTAATGCATTATCTCAATTGCAATCAATGTATTCTCCTGGACAATTAGGTGGAGATGCTACAAATTCAATAACCTCACCTCCAACAAATACAGATAATGTTGTCGCGCAACCAAGACAGTCATATAATTCAGCAGATTCTGCGTTAACTTCCCCGGGCCTTCAAGTTCCACCTCTTGGTCCAATAAATGGTGACCCTTCTACATCAGCTAATGTAAATGCGGCTAAATACAATTTTAAGGGAGCTCAAGGGATACATAATCCATCTGATGCTAATAAGGTAGCGCAAGGAGCCGCTGAAACAGGCGCGAATACTGAAGCTCAACAAAGGGCCTTAACTTGGAGAGATTCTCATGAGAGCGCTAGGAGGACTGCAGAGGCTGCACAGCTGGCCAATCAGTATGCTGAGATATTCAAAAGAGCCGTAGATGAATTGGGTCCTCTACAAAAAGGAAACATTGGTTCTCTTTTATCAAAAGTTTTTCCGGAAACAAGCGGAGCAAAAGAAGCAGATGCTGCATCCAGAAGTCTTGCTAATGTAATAGCTCAAAGTCAATCTTCAGGGACCACTACTGATTATATGGCTCAGAATTACCAAACAATGAAACCAACAAGATTTATGGATAAAGACGCCATTAAAAGAATGATAGATTTTATAGAATCAACAGGAAGTAGAAATCAGGAAAAAGTAGCGTTTAATGTTGCCGCCGAAAAAGATAATATAACTCCACAGGAAGCAAACGTAATATGGAGATACTATAATTATTCTCATCCATATTATGATGTAAAAAATCAAAGAGTTAATAATGGGGAGAATGGGGCTCCAGATTATTTAGAAACCTGGGAAGACTTTTTATCTAATCCTGAAAAAAGACAAGAAGCTTTATTGCCAAGTATGAGAAAAAAAGTATCTAAAGCATTTGAGCCAAGCAGTAAAAATGAAAAAATTCAGAAAGCATTAGAAAATGCAGGTCAAGGAGAAATTCCATTGCCTCCACAACCTAATATGCAATTGCCAGAAAATCAAGGGACAAAAGCAGAACATGTTGATGGGGATATTGGATATGTAAATTTCGGGGATGGAAAACAACCTATTAAGATGAGGTCTCCTTCTTCAGCACAATATCCTAAAGGATTGCTTATGAATATAGATCCAAAAAAAGTTATGGAGGCTCTTAAAGAGGGGTTTAGACAGGTAGAATGAAAGATTATTCCAGTCTAGGTACAATTATTAATGAGGACCAATCGCCAGCTAATGGCATGAAGGATTATTCTCATTTAGGTACTATTATTGAGGATAATCCTACAGCTGATCCTCAGCAGTCTCAAGCTCCTAAGCAGCAAACACAACATCTAAATCCAATACAGCAAAATCAAGCTATTGGAAAAGTATTATTGGAGCATTATAAAAATGTATATCCTAACGCTCTTGCTGCTTTTGGTCAAATGGGACATTCGTTGTTAAATATTCCACATGATATAAAAGATTATTTTAAACCAGGCTCAGCTGAATTCTTGGCTTTTAAACCAGG